AATTACCAAGTTAATGGTTCTGATATGGCTCAAATTGGATGGGTTGAAATAAGCACTGAAAACGGAGCTTCAGGATACCTATGGTACCTAAAGTCAGAGCATGAAACAAGATTAAGATTCGATGACTACATCGAGACAGCAATGGTAGAAGCGGTTCCAGCAGTAGCTGGTTCAGGTGCATCTACTGCATTAGCTGGTGGTCTTGCAGGACAAGCTGGTTCTGAAGGAGTATTCCATGCTGTGAAAACCAGAGGAAACGTGTGGAGCGGTGGTAACCCAGTTGCTCTTGCAGGTTTCGATTCTATAATCCAAAGATTAGACAAGCAAGGAGCTATCGAAGAAAATGTACTCTTCGTAAACAGAGACTTCTCATTTGATATTGACGATATGTTAGCAGCGCAAAACTCTTACGGAGCAGGCGGTACTTCATATGGTTTATTCGATAATGATGAAGAAATGGCTCTAAACTTAGGCTTTTCTGGTTTCAGAAGAGGTTATGACTTTTACAAGTCAGACTGGAAATACCTTAACGATCCTACAATGAGAGGTGGTTTAATAGGTGGTAAGATCAGTGGACTTATGGTTCCAGCTGGTTCTACAACTGTATATGACCAAATCTTAGGTAAGAACGCTAAGAGACCATTCTTACATGTAAGATACAGAGCTTCAGAAACTGAAGACAGACGTTATAAAACTTGGATCACTGGTTCTGCTGGTGGAGCAAGAACGACTGACTTAGATGCGATGAGAGTTAACTTTTTATCTGAGAGAGCTGTTTGTACTATGGGTGCGAACAACTTCTTCTTATTTGAAAACTAATAAGCATTGATAATTAGGGGAGGCGAAAGGCATACATGCAAACGTTCTCCGAATAACCTCCCCTTTTTTTTAACTTAAATAAAATTAAATAAAATGAAAAAAATGAAAAGCACGCCTGTTGCTAAAACATACAGGCTTTTAAGAGATGCAGCACCTTTAAGTTTTATGCTTGCCTCTCACCACAATAAAAGAACACCTTTACTATATTTTGATGAAGAAAAAGGAATTAACAGACCTTTACGCTACGCAAGAAATCAAAAAAGCCCTTTTGAAGATGAGCAGGATGGTAATGTTATAATGGAGCCTATTGTTTTTGAAGATGGGTTTCTAACAGTAGAAAGAGGCAATCAGGTATTACAAAAATTTTTATATTATCACCCACATAACGGGAGTATATTTGAAGAGCTTAACCCTGCTAAAGAAGCAGCGCAAGAATTAGAAATTGAAGAAATGATTTTAGATGCTCAGATTTTAGCAAAAGAATTAGATGTAGATAAATTAGTTATGGTTTCAAGAGTATTATTTGGAATGGCTGCTGAAAAAAAGAGTACATCTGAATTAAAAAGAGATGTTTTAGTTTTTGCAAGAAATAATCCTCAAGACTTTGTAGATATTCTTAATGATCCATCTTTACAAATGTATGATAATGTAACTAAGTTTTTTGGTACTAATATGTTGATGTTAAAAAACAAAAACAGAGATGTATATTTTAATTTAACATCTAATAAAACTAAAATGCTTACAGTGCCTTTTGGTGAAGAACCACAAGATATTGTTGTTTCATACTTATCTACTGATGATGGTGTAGAGACATATAAATTACTTTGTAGATTACTTGACGGTGAACCTGAAAAGAAAAAAGCTAAAAAAACTAAGTAAATAAAAAGCACCTTAAATAGGTGCTTTTTTTTTAACTATCTTTGCATTTTATTAACCATTAAAATTTTTAACTATGGATAAATTTTTAGACACACCAGTAACAAACGAGTCAAACATGTTGATTAGTTGCACTACTGTGATTGCTGTTAAAGTTGGAGATCCTTCAGGATCTGATCCAACTACAAAGACTACAATTCTTTACAATAGTGGAAACACTGTCACATTAACACATGGAACAGTATCTGCTAATGAAATGAGAGATTCAATACAAGACGCTATGGAAGAAGCTTTAAAAACGTCATGGACAGATGTTGCATTCGCATATGTTCCTGCTCAGGCTGTTTCTGCTGTAGCTGTAGCTTAATACAATGTATAAATATATAAAACTACCAGTACAAATGTACCCGAGTTCAACGGCAACGAATGCAGCTGCTCTGGATTCAGGAACAACTTCTTCTGCTGTAGAAGGAAAGCTAACTGAAGCAGGTCAAAACTTTGTAACTACTGTAAGTGTAGGAGACTACGCTGTAATTACAACTGCTGTAGCTGGTTTTCCAGTAAGATCATATGGTTTGGTGACAGCTGTTGATAGTGACACTACTTTAAGTTTGCGTGGCCCTGGATTACCTGCAACAGGTACAGGAGGCTTATCTGCTAATAACACAAATTACTCTATTATAGCTGCTGCTGACTTATCTAAATGTGTATTATCAGGCGCTTCATTTACTTCAAATGTTCAGGCAGGTGATATGGTTTGTAACACAACAACTAATTTAAATTATAAAGTTGCTTCAGTTGTAAATGACACTACGATAATTTTAGCAGGCGATAACTTTGGTATTCTCGCAGGAGATGATTTCTTTATACTCTCTGATAGAGGAAACCAAGGTGCTCAATCAGTAAATTTAGATAATGCTCTCCTTATTAGGGGTAATGCATCTGATGGACAGGTAACACTTCACTACAGAAATGCAGCTTCTGGTAATGATAGGTGTCAAATTAATATGGGTGACACAGTTACCGATGACGCTTACTACGCAGTATTTAAATCAACAGCTTTAGAAGTTATGAAAAGAGAGTGGGTAGAAAACTCTATTACAATGCCATTAACAAGCTCCAGTGGTACTCAAGGTATTCAGTGGGCTGGTTCAATAGCGTTTAACTAAACCCTCATTGTATCGATTTTGAAGAGGTCTCAAAAAAAGGGACCTCTTTTTTTTTGTTATCTTTGTAAAAATCTTTACAAAGAATGGCAGCATCAATAAATGAAGTAAGAAATACGGTATTAGCTATTGCTAATAAAGATAATTACGGATACATATCTCCTCAAGATTTTAATCTATATGCTAAACAAGCACAATTAGATATGTTTGAAGATTATTTTTATGCATACAATAATTGGATTAACCGTGAAAACCAAAGAACATCTGGCACAGGTTATGCTGATATTATAAAAGGATTAGAAGAGGTAATGGATAGTTTTTCTGTTCAAGTATTTCTACAACAGAATAATGCTAACGTATATAATTTACCAAATGATTATTATTTAATCAACAAATTATTTTACTATCCACAACTTTTATTTACAGGTACAGCTACTGGTGTGAGTGCAAATCAATTATTAGATACAGCTCAAACTGGCTGGAATATAATTCCTGCCTCATCACCTACACCATCCATTGGTTCAATTGTTATTAACACTACTACCTTACAACAAGCTTTTGTGACAGGAGTAGTAAATAATACCACTTTAAATTTAAGTAGAGATATATTTTTAGCTCCAGGTAATGCATATAAAATTTATGCAAACACAAATATTAAAGAAGTAGAAAGAGTAAGTCAAAACAAAATATTTTATCTAACAAGCTCTAAACTTACAGCTCCTACAAAAAGCTTTCCAGCATATGTGTTGGATGCAAATGCTGTAACCGTTTATCCTTCAACTATATTAAATATAGGTGATGTGCATGCTCAATATATTAGATACCCAAAAGATCCACAATGGACTTTTCGAACACTCACTGGTGGCGAGCCAGTCTTTGATCCTACACAGCCAGACTTTCAAGACTTTGAATTACCTGAGTCTGACGAGCCTACTTTAGTGGCTAAAATTTGTCAGTATGTAGGAATAGAAATTAGAGAAGCTGATGTGTATAATTTTGGAAGTAAAGAAGAACAACAAGAAATTAAAGAAACAAGTTAATCATGGCATATATAACAGATTATCAATATTATGAAAACGGTGGTAGAGTACCTGAAGATGCAAATTGGGGCTCATACCAATATATTAGTTTAGAAGATATCGTAAATAATTTTATGCTAATGTATCAAGGTAATAATGAGATTATAAATAATGTCAATCGTTACCAAGTTTTATTTCATGCAAAAAGAGGAATACAAGAGTTGAACTATGATGCAATGAAAGAAATAAAAATATTAGAACTTACAGTATGCGATCAGCTTAGATTTGTTTTACCACAAGACTATGTAAATTGGGTGAGAATATCTATGGAGAAAGATGGTATGTTATTTCCACTAACTGAAAACATACAAACCAATTGGAGTGGAGCTTACTTACAAGATCATGACTGTCGAATACTATTTGATATTGATGGTAATGTTTTGAAACCAGATAAATCTTTTTTTGACAAACAAAGAATCGATGGCCAACAAAAAAATATGTATTTAGGACATGGTCCTTTTCACGGCTGTGAAGGTTATTGTGTTGATGGTTGTTGGTATTTCGATTACGAAATAGGAGATAGGTTTGGGTTAAATACAGAAACAGCTAATGTAAATCCTACTTTTAGTATTGATAAAAGAGGTGGTGTAATTAATTTTACTTCGGAGATGTCAGGTAAAATGGTAGTGTTAGAATATGTTTCAGATGGTATGGAAAATGGAGATGATTCAAAAGTCAGTATAAATAAAATGTTTGAAGAATTTATTTATGCTTATATAAAATATTCAATTTTGAATGGCCGTTTTGGAGTACAGGAATTTATTATTAATAGAGCAAGAAAAGACAAATCATCTTTATTAAGAAACGCAAAGCTAAGACTAAGTAATATACACCCTGGTAGACTTTTACAAAACTTAAGAGGTCAGAATAAATTGATAAAATAAAATGGCAATAATAAGAACTAACTTTATTGCGGGTAAAATGAACAAGAGCGTGGATGAGCGCTTAGTTCCTAAAGGTCAATATGTTGATGCTCTAAATGTTCGTTTAGGATCAACAGAAGGAACTGAAATCGGAGCTGTTGAAAACTCAAAAGGGAATACACTATTAACAGAGTTAGAGTTTAGAGGTACAAAACTAAATCAAGTACCAGCTACTGTTAGAACAATAGGAGCTTATGAAGATAGTATGAAAGAAACCTTGTATTGGTTTGTTCATGCCGAAAATGTTCCTAATTCACCCACTGGTATAGTTGATATGATATGTTCGTATGAAACAACAGCAGGATTATTAACTTACCATGTAATAAGTATATCTACATTAAATTTTGATAAAAAGTTTTTAATTACAGGTGTAAATAAAATAGAAGAGTATTTATATTTTACTGATGATTTAAATCCACCAAGATATATTAATGTAGAAAGAAATTACCCTCAACCAGTTGGGGCTACTGATGGTATTGAAGAAGAAGATATAAGTGTTATTTTAAAGCCACCTGGGTTTGAAGATGGAACAGGAGTATCTCCATTTCCCTTACCAACTCCTGATGTAAAACCTACCGTAATACCAGGTGGCGAAAACTATTTAGAAAATAAATTTGTTTGTTTCGCTTATCGTTATAAATATATTGATGGAAGCTACAGTGCTACTTCTTTATTCAGCAACCCCGCCTTTCAACCCAAGCCATTTAATTTTGATATATCTACGTTTTCTAACATATCAATGACTAATAAATTCAACGCTGCTGAAATAACATTTAGCACTGGATCAAAAAGAGTTATTTCAATAGATTTATTATATAAAGACACTAACTCTAACGTCATTTATGTAATAGAAAGATATAGTAAAGAAAAGTATGGATGGCCAGACAATACACATCAAACAGTTACATTTGATAACGCTAAAATATACACAACTTTAGGATCGGATGAACTATTAAGATTATACGATAATGTACCTCGTACAGCAAAAGCACAAACTATTCAAGGTAACAGATTAATGTACGGTAATTATGTTGACGGATATAATTTAGTTGATTTAGCAGGTAATAAAATTTTAGTAGATTATCTTGTAGAACCTGTACATCAGGTAATCGGAGGTGAGGGGCTTGCTGATCCTACCACTTCTACTGGATCTAATTATTCTATATCGGGAGTTGCTCAATCAGTTCCAGATTCAGAAATAACTTTTGATTTATCTGCCTATGGTACTGATCCTGTTGAGGTTGGTACTACTTTTAGTTTTTCTGTACAAATGTCAAGTTCAGGAACAGTTGTTTCAGGTCAAGGTTCAAATGGTAGTGGTGATCCCGGTTGTTTAGTTCCTGGGTATCAAAATGTAAGTCCATTTTCTTTAGATTGGACTTTTACTGCCACAACACAATATGCTAATGTATCCACTATGATAGCATCAGCTGAGTTTGCATATCCTATTGGAATAACAGGTCCAGGTAATGCAACGGGACAGTTTAAAGAAATTGATCAAGCATCTACGGGTGGAACGCTAACAGATAAGTTTAACGCTAATATAGTTGCACCCGCTGTGGTGGCTGGATGGTGCCATGTAAACACAGCTATTACAAACACTTGCATTCCAAGTAATTGCCCTCCAAGTTCAGGATGTTCACCACAAGGTTTTACTTTATCTTTTGTAGGTAACACGTTTACTTTAAAAGCACCAGCAGTTCAATATTACAACCCCACCTGTTCTCCAGTTGCTAATCAATACGAATACTTTGAGTTTTCAGGATTTGGAAGTTCATCTGGATATTTAAAATCAGATAATACTTTGAGTTTACACAGTGATAGAGATTATGAGGTAGGTGTTGTTTATATGGATGAATATGCGAGAGCTACAACAGTTGTTGTTAGTGAGGAGAATAC